CCGACCGGAACCGGAATTACCGTCGCCACGCTCAAGCATGCGATTTTGCGCAGCGACGGCACGAACATCGTGCGGGTGACGCCGGATGTGTGATTTTTCAAACATCGCGGCCAGAGAGCCGGGAAGGGAAAAAGCATGACGATGGACGATGAGAGCCGCCGCCGGTTCGATGCGCAGGATGAGGTGTTGAAGGAAATCCGCGAGGGGATGGCGGCGCATCACGAGTATCACAAGCTGACCGATCCTGGGGTTTCCGAGATGGTGGATATTTTGAAGGGCGCGAAGGCGGTCAAGGTGGTGATTGCTTGGTTCGTCGGCGTGCTGGCGGCCGGGGTCGGGCTGTGGACGTGGCTGGTCGATCATGTGAAGGTGATTAAATGAGCAATTACACCGATCTTTTGAGCAACCGAAACGTCAAGGCCTTCCTGGCGTTGATCAAATACACCGAAGGGGCGGGCTACCAGACATTGTTCGGTGGCGAGCGCTTTACGTCGTTCGCCGATCACCCGCGCCGCCGCATCACCCGGATGCTTGGCGGAAAATCCATCACCTCGACGGCGGCCGGCGCTTACCAGTTTCTGGCGACAACCTGGGATGATTGCGCGAAGGCCTGCGGTCTGGATGACTTTTCGCCGCACTCGCAGGACGTGGCGGCGCTGTACCTGATCGACCGCCGGCAGGCGCTGCCCGCCGTGCTTTCCGGCGACTGGGAGTCAGCCATCGCCGCATGCAACCGGGAATGGGCGTCGCTGCCCGGGTCGCCCTACGGCCAGCCGACAAAATCCCTGCCTGTTTGCCTCAATTTTTTGCAGTCCAACACGGAAAAGGAGGACGCTGCGGCGCCCATCCCTTTTACCCAACCGAAGGAAAAACCATCATGGCTCCGTTCATTGCTGCAGCTATTCCGGCGCTGATTCAATCTGCGCCTTCCCTGATCCGTATTTTCGGCAACGGCGAGCAGGCCGAAAAGAACGCCAAGGCCGCCGAGGCTGTGGCTCAGATCGCTCGCGACGTGACCAGCACGGATACAACGGAGGCGGCTGTAAAGACCATTCAGTCCGACCCTGTCATGCAACAGACGTTTTCAAGCGCCATCGAGGAAAAGTGGTATCAGATCACCGGCGAGGCTGGCGGTGGCGGCATCGCCGGCGCCCGCCAGTACGACCGCGAAGCACAGCAGGGAAAGCCGTGGCTGTCGCCCGCGCTCTGGGTCGCTGGCGCGTTGATCCCGCTGGTCTATATCGTGGTGGTGGCTGTGATGTTCGGCAGTGACTGGACAATGGAAATCAAGGCGATGGTCGTCTCGTCGATCATCAGCCTGGTGCTCGGGTCGATCACCGGATTCTTCCTGGGCACCAGCTATGGTAGCCAGCAAAAGACCCAGATGATGGCGGGGAAAAGCCAGCCATGAATGAATTGATCGGGCTGCTGCTCGCCATCGATTGGGTGGCGGTTTCCCTGTTCCTTTCTGCTGTCGTCATCCTGTTGTTCGTCGGCGGAATCTGTTCGATGTTCATGTCGAAAAGCCCAAGTGTAGAAGCGTGGGCCGATCTGGTTGTGCAGCAGGTGATGCACGATGCGGTCGCGAAAATCGGCGGCCCAGACTTCGCGGGCTTTGGGTCGGGTGATGACGAAGCAGATGCTTCGTCCTGGGGTGTAGCTGCCGGCCTGTAATTCGTCAAACAGGTCGCGCAGGTTGTGCTCAAGGCGCTCTTCGAAGGCCAGCGCACTGGCGCTATTGCGCTTGGTGCGCCGGCAGTCGAAGTAGGCTTTGACCAGTTCCTGAAAGGTGAAATCAGCGGGCGCGTTGCAATCTGCGGACGGCACGAGCACGGAGCTCGTTGTTGCGGTTGTTGTTGTTCTGGTTGCCGTTGTTGAAGTTCTGATACCAAGCCCAGCTGGACTCGGATCAATCGTGCTTTCTACGTCGCCCTGCCGAGCGCTCAGCAGGGTAACTGCGCCAGACCTGTCACGGCGGCTGCCGGCGGTATCTGTGGTGCGCATGGCGTTGGCCTCGTGAGCCAGCGGCACGACCAGATTGAAAGATCGCTCAGTCATGGTGGCCTTGACCGCCATGAAGCGGGCGATGTGCGGCGCGCCGCCACCCGTTGGCTTGCTTCCCGATGCTGGTGGTGAGTTCGATTGCCTGGGCGTAGGCCGCTTTTGAGATGAGGCGCTTGTCCATGGACAAGCGAAGCATCAATTCGGCGACCTGCAGGCGTTCGATGAGCTCCAGCAGATGCGGTGCTTTTTCCTGGGCGACATTGGCCCGGAAGATCAGCACCGTGATCTCGATGCACTCGACGCTGATCTTCTCCCCGATGGATCGCTTGAAGTCTCGCTGCATGTTTTTGACAAGACTCGTGACGACATCGAGCAGGTCGTATGCGACCTTGTAGATGGGAAGGTTGGTGTGGGTGGCCATGCTGATTAAATGATTGAATTACTCAATGATTAATCTGCGGACGGCACGAGCACGGAGCTCGAGGCAGCGATTGCCTCGTGGCTGGCCGCCGTAGCTGAAGGTCTGAAACCAAGCCCAGCTGGACTCGCTGTGGTGGATCTCATTGCTCCAGTACCAATCCTTCTTGAACTGTTCTCGGTGGTTGGCCCACAGCATGGCCTGCTCGATGCGATTAGGCAGGTCGCCGCCGATGCGCTTGGCCCATTCGAGCTGGGCTTCATGGTTGGCGGGATCGTTGTCACCGGGTAGCAGGATGACGTGATGCACATTTCCGGCGGCATCGCCGATGCAGCCAATGTAGGTTTCGCCTTCGGCGGTTTCTGGAATGGCTAGGTGTTTCATGGTTACTCCTTGTGGTTAAGCGGGTCGGGTGACACGGGGTGATCGATGGAAATGACTTGCTGCCATGCTTATGCCGCCGCTTTCAGGCCGAGGCCTTCCAGCTCGATGGCGATTTGTTCGGCGAGTACGGCGTCTTTGACTTCGCGCACGGTGCGCTTCATCAGCTTCTTCTCGACGTCGTTGAGCAGCCGGAATGCGCTGATCAGGTCGCTTTGTTCGAGATGGATTCCGGCGGCCAGTCGCTTTTCTATTTTCTCCAGCGGGTTGCAGTCGAGTTCTGGCCACAGGCGCCCCATCAATGCCCGGAAGCCGGCGATGCAGTAGTCGATGCGGGCGTAGTCGTCGCCGGTGTGCAGGCGGGTGACGGCATAGCCTTGAACGCTGTCTGCCTCACCTGTTTCGGCGATCTGGCGCAGTGATTTGCGAATCGGGCTGAGCCAGGTCTGTGCCTGGCGGCGAGTGATGCGCTTCATACGACGATAAACCGATGCGTCCGCCCGGTAGTCCGCTTGATCCGGGCACCGCCCGGCCAGTCTTCCAGGTTGTTGATGGCTTTCTGGACGGTGGATTTAGACAGGCCAACCGCTGCCAGAATCGTTTCGACCGTATCGTGTCCGTCGGCGATGGCGTTGAACACGCGATCGATGTTGGCGGCCTTGGTAGCTGCGTTGCGGGCGTTGTAGCGACGACGGGAATCCATGTTGTGCGTCAGGCGCTGGCCATTGGGTAGGCGGACGGGCTTGTTGAACAGGAGGGTTTCGGTGAGGCTCATGCTGCCCTCCGGGCGATCGCCAGCTCGGGAAGGTTTGCGCGCACCAGCGCTGCGGCCACCGGCGGGCAAACGCTGTTGCCGCACATGCGGACTTGCGCTGATTTGGTCAGGTTGATGCGCTGGCCGTTGGGGTCAATGCCCCATTCAGTGATGTAGCTCTCGGGGAAGCCTTGCGCCTTGAAAAGCTCGCGCGGTGCCAGCATGCGCAGGCCGATGTCGGCGATCGCGTATTCCTCGCCGGCGACGGTGACCAGGCCGTAGCGGTCCCTGGTCGTGACGGTGTGCAGCGGTTCCTCGAGGCGAGGATCCTGATCGCTGCCGTAATACTTGATCAGGAAGGCGCGCACCTCGGCAAAGTGCGTTCCCTGCGCGCTGATCGTCTGCAATAATTCGCGGTCGTCCTGCCCGATGTTGTCGCCGCGCATCTTGACCAGGTTGCTGGTGACGACGCCAGCGGTCGCGCCGTTTGCCGTTATGGTGTTGATCGGCTGGTCGATGTCGCGGATGCCGTGGCTAAAGCGCTTGGTGCCGTCTTTTCCTTCGCCGTGACCCATGTGAATCAGGTTGGCGGTGACCAGGCTGTTGTGATCCGAGCTGGTAACGGTGTGAAGCGGTTCGCCTCGCAGGCCGTGACCGACAACGCCGCCGTAGTGCTTCGCCATGAAAGCCGAAACCAGCGCGTGCTTCTGGCTGCCAACGAGCGTGCCAAGCGGCTTTTCAATGTCTATCGCCCGGGGCGACTGGCCTTCGATTCTAATTAAGTCGTTTTCGCTGCCGCACTTCGTGCAACCGCAGGTCGGCTCAATCTCAAATACCGTTGAACAATTCGGGCAACGAAAATAAGGATGGCGCTCTCCATAGCCTGTCTGAACAAGCGTCGGCGCAATCAACGCATGGTGCCCGCCCTTGGTCTGAGCGCAGATCGTGCGCAACGGTTCATCGGCCGGCATGCAGCGCGGCGTCGATGCGTTGGCATGCTCGGTCAGGACTGGCGCGACAAGCGCGTATTCATTTTGCGCAGTGATGGTCCGTAGAGGATCCGTTGTTTCAAAGTGGCGTGCGGCCCGAGTGTTCTTGAATGCCGTTCCAACGATGAACGGCTCAGCCGCATTGACCACGTAGCGCATGATCCCCTTGGCGATCCGGCGCAGCGTGGCATCGGCCAGCGGCCGTTGGCGCTCGAAGATCGACGGGCACGGCAGGGTGAAATCGATGCACTCGGCGGCCGTGCGCCACGGCTTCAGCTTGTTGGCCTTGGTCGCGATGTTGCGCGGGTCGCCGTGAGTCGGCGCCGGCCAGACGATCGGCTTTCCATCGCGACGGGCGATCAGGAACAGGCGTTTTCTTATCGTCGGCGTGCCGTAGTCGCAGGCACGCAGCTCGCGGTGCTCGACATGGTAGCCCTGACGGCGCAGCGCGTTGCAGAAGGCATTGAACTCGCGGCCTTTTTTCTTTGGGCACGGTTTTGCCTTGCCGTCGCCGTCGACGACCAGCGGGCCCCAGGTGCGGAATTCCTCGACGTTTTCGAGCATGATGACGCGCGGCTTGGCGACGGCCGCCCAGCGCAGCGCTACCCAGGCGAGTCCGCGAATCTTCTTCTCTACCGGCTTGCCACCCTTGGCCTTGCTGAAATGCTTGCAGTCCGGCGACAGCCAGACGAGGCCGACCGGCCGGCCCTGCGTCACTTCGCGCGGGTCGATTTCCCACACGGATTCGCAGTAGTGCTTCGTTTCCGGATGATTCGCCGTGTGCATGGCGACCGCTTCCGGATCGTGGTTGATGGCGATGTCGACGCGGCGACCAAGGGCCAGTTCAATGCCGGTCGATGCGCCGCCACCGCCGGCGAAGTTGTCGATGATGAGCTCGCCGTGGATGTCGAGGTTGAGTTGCATCTTATTGCTCTGGCGCCGAATCATCTGCCTGGACAAACTGCTCGAACTCGCTGGAAACGCAGAGGCGTTCCTTGATGTGCAGGCTGCCGTCGAATTTGTCGTGGCGGATGGTGAGATGCCGGGCACAGGTTTCGCGGCGCGGGCACCATTCGTTTTTGTGGGCGGTGTGGGCCAGGCAGCGGACGTAGTCGTCGGGGAGAGGAAGGCTCATTGCTTGCGTTTTTCCAGGCAGAGGTTGGCGATCTTGAAAGCGCGGTCGACGACCTGGTCGATCGGGATGTAGCCGTAGGCCAGCAGCCCGGTGATGGCCGCCTTGGCGTAGTCGTCGATGAGGCGTTTGTTGGCTTCGGCCAGCTGGTGCTCCAGTGCGCGCACCTGGCATTCGAGGTTGTGGATTTCGTCGGCCGGGATGATCATTGATGGCTCCAGATCGGCATGCTGTCGTCGAGGAATTCGTAGAGCAGGTGCGCTTCTTCGTAGGTGAGCGCGATGCCGGTGCTGCCCGGGCGGTGGATGGTGATCTGGCCGTCGTTGCTGGCGCTGCAGACTAGGCGGCGGCTGCGCCTGAATGCGACAGGGTCGCTGTCGTCGTCGACGCCGAGGTCGAAGAGGTTGTCCAGCATTTCGTCGGAGCCTGCCGCGGCCGGCGATGCTTCCGGCTTTGGCGGCTCGACAACGCCCGACGCCTCGCCCGAGTTTTTTGCAAGGGAGGTGGAACGATCGTCGGGGGCCGGTGTTATGTCCCCACCGCCGGCTGGGGTGGACGCTACAACATTCGTTTGATGGGTCATGGTCAGATCAGTAGAAGGGACAGGGTGGTGAATATGAGGAGGAGCACGGCGCCGCCAAGGAACTGCATGCTGCGACGGTCTTCGTCGTGCATGCGCTGCCAGGCCAGGCGCTCGCTCGGGGTCATCAGGCGTTCTCGAAAATGAGGCGCTTGCCGGCGGGCAGGAAGCTCTGGTAGTGCGCGCGGGTGCGGCAGAGTTCGCGGCTGAGCCTGTGGATTTTTATATTGACGATGTCCCGCGCTTCCGGGTTGGTGGTCTCGTCAAGCGTGCGGTAGGCGTCGATCAGCGCCAGCTCGGCTGAGTTCATCTGGTACCAGGCAATCCAGCGCTTGATGGTGCGGATGGCTGCGGTCGACGCGGTTTTGAGGGCGGTTTTCATGAGCGTTTTCCTTCGGCTTTTGAAATTACCGAGCGAACGACATCTATGGTTTCGAGCGAAACTGCAAAATTTTGAGAATCGAAGTCGGCGATTACGCGCAAGAGCGCGTCAAGCATTTCTGGGGCGCTACAAATCAAGGCCACGTTGTGATTAACCACGTCGGCTGCTACATGGGCGCGGCGCCCGTCTATTCGTGAAATTCCCGTAATCCAGTGGCGGTTATTGCAATGAGCTTGCGTATCGGGCTGCGCTTTCCATGGTCCGAGCGTGTGTTCCGTCATGATTCCTCCTGGTTAGTTTTGGTGAGCTTGCGCAGCCAGGCGCAGAGCTAGTTGGCGTCAGAGCGGTAGCCAAGCGGGATGACCCGGCCGGCGACACGGCGGCAGACCTTGTAGCGGCCGCCGACCGGCAGCACGAAACAGCTGCTGCCGCGCGTGATTTCGCGGGCTTTGGCGAGGGTTTCGGCGGAGGTCATTTGAAATTGATGAATGATTAAATGGGAAATCTGCGGACGGCACGAGCACGGAGCTCGTAGAGGCGGTTGTTGTAGGTCTGGTAGCCGTCGTAGAAGTCCTGACACCAAGCCCAGCTGGAGTCGTTTTTCTCGTTGCTCCAATACCAGTAGTCCTTGAATTCCTTCCTGGCGTTGGCGCGCAGAAGGTTGAGTTCGCGGCAGTTCGGCAAGTCACCGCCTTGTGCCTCGGCCCAGTCCATTCCCTGCTGCCAGGTGGCGGATTCGAGTTCGCCTGGCAGGCCGATCAGCCAGTAGTCCGGGGTGCCGTCTTCCTTGAGGATCAGGCCGGCGTTGTATTCGCCAGCGGCGAGTTCGGGTAGGGTGATTTGGGTGGTCATGGGTGGCTCCGGTTGGTTTTGAGTTGGCGGGCGCTGGCGCCCCGTGCTTGCCTGGCGCTGCTGATGACTATGACGACGCAAAGAACGGAAAACACCGCTGCGCCGACCATCGCGTCGGCCCGGTTGCTGGAGAAACCAGCGGCCAGAGCGAAGATTTGCAGCAGGACAGGGATGAGGCGCATGGGGTGCTCCCGGGTTTGTTGGGAGAACAATAAGGCATGCCTTACTTTGCGTCAACATAAAAATGGCTATGCGGAATATCGTGTGTAAATCTGCATGTTCGTTTATACTCATAAAACGGAATAACGTGTGGAGAGGATAGAGCCATGGGATATAAACTGAAGCCGTGCCCGTTCTGTGGGGGGCAGGCAGAACTTGACTCAAAACAAGCGTTTCGAGCTTTCGTGAGCGGCAGAATCGAGGATGCCGTAGCTGTCTATTGCACAAGTTGCTCTGCCGAAATATCCGTGTGCGTACCAGACGTTCCGGACATCCAGCCAGAGCAAGTCGCTGAGATGTGGAACACTCAATCACCAGTGGAAGACTTGAGTGCGCTGGTGCAGCGATTAGTCCGACGCTTGCGCAAAGCCGCGCCAGACGATGATTTGGCCGATAAGGCAATGGACTACTTGCGCAGAACAGGTAGGCTTGGCTCCCCGTTGCGGGGCGCTGAGAATGACTGACATCCTTGACCTTGATGGCTGGCACGTTATCGAGAAGCGCCGTATTGGCGACGAATACGAGATTGAGGCGGAATACACCGTCCAGCCCGAAGCCTGCCTTAAGTGTGGCGTCATTGGCAGTCTGTATCGTCACGGGCCGAAGCCCATCATCTACCGAGACAGCCCTATCCGTGGCATGCCAGTGCGCCTGGTGGCTAAGGCACAGCGCTTCAAGTGCCGGGAGTGCGGCGGAACGTTTATCCAGCCTTTGGGCGGCATCCATCCAGACATGCGCATGACTGCCAGGTGCGCCGAGTTCATCCAGGACCAGTGCCTGCTGGACACCTTCAAGCGGATTTCTGACCACGTCGGATGCGATGACAAGACCATCCGCACTATCGCCCACGGCTACATCGAACGGTTGAATGCGGGCTACAAACCTTGGCTGCCTGAATGGCTTGGCATAGACGAGACCATGATTGATGGCGTGCAGCGGTGCGTCATCACCGATGTGGTGAACAGAGTCCCCATTGACATGCTGCCCGACCGCGACCTGCGAACGGTAACGCAGTGGCTCTATCAGTTCCGAGACCGACGCGTGGTCAAGGGGCTGGCAATTGACATGTGGCGGGCTTATCAGACGGCAGCGCATACCGTCTTCCCCGGCCTGCCAGTCATCATCGACAAGTTCCACCTGGTCAGGATGGCGAACACGGCTATGGATAACGTGCGCATCGCACTGGCGAAGGACCAAAGCAAGGTGGTTGGCAGAGACTGGATGCGGCGTAAGGTGCTTCTGCGGATGCGCTACAAGAACCTGGACGAGAAGGGGCGCTTCAACCTTCAGATGTGGCTGGACAACGAGCCGGAGGTGGCTATCGCTTACCGGCTCAAGGAAGCCTTCTACGACATCTACGATGCGCCGACCAAGGAAGCCGGGGCTGCGCTGCTTGATGCCTGGCGGGAGTCTGTCCCGGCCAGGATGAGGAAGACCAAGAAGGACTTCAAGCCGCTCATGACCTGCACGGCCAACTGGCGGGAAGAGATGTTGGCCTACTTCGACCATCCCATCAGCAACGGCTACACGGAGGCCCTGAACGGTGTGGCGAAAGTCATCAATCGTGCGGGGCGTGGCTACAGCTTTGAGGTGCTGCGAGCCAGGCTGCTCTTCAGCAAGACCTATCGACCATCGACAGTCGAGATTGAGGATGTTGCCGATGAGGTTGCGAGTCCTCCTCGGCGGCCTGGAAGTCTGCGCCAGGCGCTGCTGGCCAAGTACGAATGCCGATGCCAATCCTGCTTTGGAATCTACGAGCCGGAGAACCTTTACGTTACGCGCATGGGGCCGTTGTTCTTCGACGAGCCGATGGTGAACGCCACGCTCATGTGCGGCCACTGCAAGGTTCGATTCCACACGGAGGGAGTTAGTCACCATGACTCAGCTTCCACACCTTAATCCGGAGAGCCCTTTTTTTCTGGCTGTTAGCGCGGTCTGCAATCGGTCATGCCATGTGGTCATTAGGCAATCCTAACGAGTTGTTGATAAGGTATGGCTTGCAATCGCGTAAGGTATGCCTTACGATGCGCAAATGGACTCGAACAAGATCATCGATGCGCTTGGTGGAACCAATGAAGTGGCCCGGCTTTGCGGAATAAAACCGGGGTCGGTTTCCGGTTGGAGAAAAGATGGAATTCCGCAGGCGCGCCTGATGTTTCTTCGTTTGTTGCGACCGGATGTCTTTCGCTCTGAGTCTGACCAAGAGGCCGCCTGACATGCGCGATTCAACCGTCAGAATTCTTCTCGAAGAAATCCAATCGTTTGCGGGTCGCTGTCTGTCGCGGCTGCAATCAGAAGAATCTCGCTCAGCGGAATCTGATTTTCCTGGGGCGGCAATTGATGTGACCAGGCCGCAGTCATGGCCACGAAACCAGGCAGACCTTCGCGGATTCGCGTACACGGAATCGCCGGCGCCCCTGTCCCGCCCTGAGCGCGGCGGGCTCGATGTGCAAGCAGAGGTGTCAGCGCGGAGTCCGGGCGAATGACGACGACGTGCGTGATGGTGTGTTTCATGGGGATTCCCTTCAATGGTCAATGACGTGTGGAAACTGAATTGTCGCATGTCGGGAATCTCCGCCCGTTTGTCTCCCTCCAGTCCGCCGCAAGCGGGCTTTTCCGATCCGGCCGGGCCGCGTGCCCGTGCCGGATTTTTTTCCGGGTGATTTATGGCTGATAAATGTACCGAGGAGCTGAAGCTCCGTTTACCTGAGAGCCTTTTGTTGCAGCTTTCCCGTCTGGCGCATGCCGACGATCGCAAGTTGAGTGAGTACATCCGTTTCGTCCTTTCTTCCCATGTCTTTGGCCACGTAGTCAGGCTAGACGACACGCCGGAAGATTGACAGGGCGCAATGGGGCACATTGGGGCACACGAAAAAATGCTCGATCTTTTGATGCCGAAATCGCCGGTGGTGAGCGGCTTGCTGGCGGCGGCGGTTTACGCCGGAACGTGGCTGGCCTGCCGCCGGATGGGTGTGGTCGACCTGGGCCGTGAGGAATGACGGACAAGCGCGTCGATACAGCGGCCCTGCTGGCCCGGGTGGATATTGTCCAGCTGATCGACAGTTATGTGCCGTTGACGAAGAACGGGGCGGAGTACGAGGCGTGCTGCCCGTTCCACAACGAGGCGACGCCGTCGTTCAAGGTTTCCCCGGCGAAGCAGTTCTACCACTGCTTTGGCTGCGGCGCGAACGGGGATGCGATCAAGTTTTTGCGCGAGCACCAGGGCTTGAGCTTCATGGATGCGGTGGCGCAGCTGGGCGGAGAGGTGCCGGCCAGTGCCCATGCCGCGCCTGCCCCGGCGCCGGCCCGCGAGAAGCGGGTGTCGCCGTGGGCGCCTTGCGGGGCGGCGCCTGCGGATGCACCGGAGCCGCCGCGGGCGCATGTGAAGCGCGGGTTGCCGGAGCGTACCTGGTGCTATCGGGATGCGGCGGGCGGGGTGCTGGGTTTCGTGTTCCGCTTCAAGACTTCCGACGGTGGCAAGGAGGTGTTGCCGGTAACCTGGTGCCGCAATGGCGAGACCGGTGTGGCCGAGTGGCACTGGATGGCATTCGCCGAGCCGCGCCCGTTGTATGGGCTGGACCGGCTGGCGTTGCGGCCGGAGGCCACGGTGTTGCTGGTCGAGGGCGAGAAGTGCGCTGATGCGGCGCAGGCGGAGCTGCCGGAGCTGGTGGTGGTTTCGTGGCCGGGCGGCGGCAAGGCCGACGGCAAGGTGGATTGGTCGCCGCTGGCCGGGCGCAAGGTGATTACCTGGGCGGATGCGGATGCGAAGCGTGTGCCGCTGACGCCGGCGGAGCGTGAGGCCGGGGTTTCGGCGCCGGACAAGCCGCTGCTGCCGGAGGCCGAGCAGCCGGGCGTAGCGACGATGGCGCGCATTCGCGAACGGCTGCTTTTGCTGGGTTGCCGGGTGTGGGATGTGGATTTGCCGCCCGCCGGGAGCAAGCCGGATGGCTGGGATGTGGCGGATGCGGTGAATGAGGGCATTACGGGCCATGATTTGGCTGAATTCGTGCGTCGAAAGGCCCGTTCCGTCGTTCCGCCTGCGGCGCCTGATTCGGTGGAACAGCCTGTTCCGGTGCGGGTTTCGCGTGGAACGAGCGGTAATGCCGTTGCGGTGAAAAGGCGCTCTGATTCGGCTTTGCTGGTGGATGCGGTGGACTGGCTGGCGGCAAGCACGCCGCCGGTTTGGATCGTTGACGGGATCATCCAGCGCGGGCAGTTGTGCGCGCTGACGGCGGTGACGAATCACGGGAAGACGGCGGTCGGGTTGCTGCTGGCGGTGTGCATCGCCACGGGGAAGAAGTTCGCCGGGCGGGAGATCCAGCAGGGCAAGGTGCTGATTTTGTGCGGGGAGAATCCGGATGGATTCCGCACGCGCCTGATGGCGACGCTGATGTCGATGGGCCTGGAGCCGGGCGACGTGGCGGGTTTGATCGTGGTGCTGCCGCTGGCGCTGCGGATCGGCGAGTACGCGGAGCAGATCGTCGAGGAGGGCAGGGCGGCCGGCGGGGAGTACGCGCTGGTGCTGATCGATACGTCGGTGTCGTATTTCACGGGCGACAACGAGGACGACAACCTGCAGGCGCGCTCGCATGCCTGGCATATGCGGGCGCTGTGCGAGCTGCCGGGAAGGCCGGCGGTGATCGCCAATTGCCACCCGACCAAGAGCGCCGACAAGGATAGCCTGCTGCCGCGCGGCGGCGGCGCTTTCACGAACGAGATAGATGCCAATCTGACGGTTTGGTCGGATGGCGAGACGGCGGTGATGCACTGGCACCGGAAGAAGCGCGGGCCGGATTTCGACCCGATTCCGTTCGAGTTCCACGGCAAGACGGTGGAGGAGCACGGGGTGAAGGTGCCGACGGTGGTAGCGGTGCATATCAGCGATGAGCGCGCGGATGCGTTGAAGCGGGCGCGCAATCAGGAACAGGACCGGCTGCTGTACGCGATGCTGCATCACCCTGGCGAGACGTATGCGTCCTGGGCGAATGCGTGCGGCTGGAATGGTGAGAACAGCAAGTCGAAGGTGCATCGGATCATGCAGGTGCTGCTGGGCGACAAGCTGGTGACGAAGGATCGCCGGGGCTGGAAGTTGAATGCCCTGGGCGAGCAGGAAGCGAGGCGCATCACATGAGGGCGCATGGCTCCAAACCTGGGCTGCGTGGCAGCCGGCAGGGGGAACTGGCCGTGCGTTGTGTTGGACCGCGATATGGCGCCGGGCAACTGGCCTCCAGCGCGGCTGGAGATGGGATGGATGGGCGATATGGCATCGGGCAACTGGTCCCCAGCGCCGCCGTTCCGAGTGGTGGTGATGTGGTCTCGGCAGGGGTCTGTTCTTGTTCGTTCCGCTGGTTTGGAACGAAAAACAGGCGAATGGAACGGAAATCGAGGAGAGCTAGTAATGGCAAGGCTTTCGGCTGTTTTTACTGTTTGGAACGAGGGAACGGTAAAACCCCTCCCCTCCCCCCTAAAGGGGGAGAGGGAGAGGGGTTTGCCGGCCGCCGGCCTGATCGGTGGTCAGTGATGGCCGATGACCGGGAGAGCAGGGCGGCCTGGGTGAGGGAGAACCTGCCCGGCTGTACGGCGGTGGCGGATGTCTTTCGTGCTGAGTTCGGCGATGTGCGGCTGGTGTGGGCGAAGGAGGCGGGAAGCGAGCTTGGCAAGCCGGGGCCGGATGGCGTGAAGCTGTCGGAAACGGTGGTCGGGCGAATGTTTCCGGAGAAGCCGGAGGGGCGACGCTGATGGCTTCCGTTCCGTTCAGCTGGATGTGGAAAGACCCGGCGCTGATCACGGATCAGCTGATCGGGATGCGCGAGCGGATGGCGGCCGAAGAGAAGCGGATCAAGGAGCAGGATCGACGGCGCAAGGCGCGGAAGATTCGCAAGCTAACCAAGCTGGCCAAGGCCGGCGCATTCAAGGACAAGCCCTATGAAAGATGATTTGAATCGCGTCGAGTCAGCGGTCTCGGCAACTAGCAGCGGGAACCTGACCTGGGAGCAGTGGCCGCACGATTGCGCTACGGCGCTTGGGTTTGCCGGCCAGCGCAATCCGTTGGGGTTTGCTGTGGTGCGCTACCTGAGCGACGCCGAGAGCGCAGCCGGCGCCTGGAACATCATCCTGCATCTATCAACGGTGCTGATCAAGAAGGGCCATGATCCAGCGAAGGCGAACGATGCGGCCTGGGCGGCTGTTGATGCGTGGAACCATCTGCGCTGCGGTCATTGTGGTGGGCGCGGGCAGCTTTACTCAGAAGGCGCCGCCGTGACTCAGTGCCCGACATGTGCGGGGACTGGGGAGCGAGACAAGGCGCATTTGCCGGACATTGTGCGCGAAGGGATCAGTGCGCTGATTGAGGCTGAGCGGTGGATGGAAGGACAGCTTTCTGCAAGATTGAAGCGCTAGGGGGTTGACAGTGGGTGTAGAGTAAAAATATAGCCATGCCGATCTCAGCACCTAAGCCATGCGCACACCCAGGGTGCGGCAAGTTGGTCAGTGATGGACGCTACTGTCCCGCGCACAAAAAGCCCGGTTGGGAAAAGACGAAGACGTCAGCACATCAGCGCGGCTATGGGTACGCCTGGCAGAAGCTACGGGTGGTTGTTCTACAAAGAGACTCCGGTCTGTGCCAGCCGTGCCTGGCAAAAGGGCAACTCACTACCGGAAATATTGTCGACCACATCATCCCCAAGGCTGAGGGTGGCGGCGATGATCTGAAAAACCTGCAGACGATCTGCAAGCCTTGCCACACCATGAAGACCTTTATGGAGTCTGCGCGGGGTGGTGACAAGGTGGCGTTCCACCCTGACTGGCTGCCGGCTGCGGTGATTCCGGTAATTGTTGTCTGTGGCCCTCCTGGCAGCGGGAAGACGACTTACGTCAATGAGCATGCCAGTCCTAGTGACCTGGTGGTCGACGTCGATGCCATTGCCGCCGAGATGTTCAATCTGCCGATGTATCAGGCATCGACCGAACAGAGACGGGCTGCAGTCCGCTACCGCAATAAGGTGCTGGCCAGTCTGGCTGACAAGGATTGCGGATATCAGAGGGCTTGGCTGATCGTGACCGCTGGCAGCATTGATAAGCGGCAGTTCTGGCAGCGCAAATATCCTGAAAGTTTAGTGGTTATGAACACCTCAAAGGACACATGCATTGAGCGCATCAAGGCTGACAAGCGCCGCCCGCCCTCGGATATTCAGGCCGCCATCAAGGTGATTCGAGAGTGGCAATAGATTCCCGGGGGGGATGTAAATCTGCAAAAGGCATCTCCTCTAGAC